CACGCGCGCCAGAACGGAAACCTGACCGCCACAATGGTGGCGGCCAATTGTGGGAGCCATGCCCGCGGTGTGGTGAAGAACCAGTTCACCTTAATTGCGGGCACTGTGATCGCCATTGCCAGTGCTAGGAGACGCCATGACAAAATCAGCGTCAGCCAGCATTCGGCTCTCGGACAATGCCGAGAGCGCCATCGGCAAAATCCTGAAAGCGCACCCGTATCTCAATAGCCGTACCGGCGCGATAGAATTCGCGCTGATTGAAGCGGCCAAACAGATTCCATCAGGAAAAGGACAGAAAATGAGAGACGCACAGCATTACTCAGGGCTGCTGGACCAAAACCCGTCTGCGCAAGTCGGTTTCTCGCTCGCGGCCAGTGCGGTTTATGCTGCGCGTTATGGATCGTGCGAGGCAGCAGACCACGGAACCGATGAATGGGGCCAGATTGCGCGCGACCTGAAGTCGCGCTATGGTGAGAGCCTCAGCGCGGATGAGGTGCGCGCGGAGATGAAGCGCAAGTAATAGCCGATTTCATGTAGCTGATTCAGTTTGTAAGGTTCACCAGGCCGCATCCTCAGCGGCCTTTTTCATTATCGCCCTGCGATGATCCTCATGATCTCGCGTGCATTGTTGAATACCGCCGGGCGCAGGAACGGCTGCGCCCTCGTGAAGCGCGTCCCCAGCTCCTGGAAGCGCGCGTAAAAGGCCTTGCCGCGCCTGACTCCCACGCGCCCCTCGACCACATTCCCATACGCGCCGACCTCGATGGCGATGTCAATCTCGGAGATCAGCCGCCCGCCCCGCCGTGGTGCCAGGGCCTTGGCCTGGCCAGCCACGAACTGGCACGCGACCTCCATGTTCTGCGCCACCTGGCCCGCGATCGCCGCCTTCACCCGCTGCGGGTTCCAGTCCTTCCACACAATTTCGCTCACGATCCCGCCTCCTGGGTCACGTCGCGCTGCGTTTCCACACAATCCACCTCCAAGTGATGCCCCGCGAACGATGGATCGCGCACGCCCTGCACATCCACCGCCAGCCCGTCGCACGTCACCAGGTCCCCGCGCGCAATGTCCGTTTCCGGCAGCACATACAGCACGTGCGTGATCTGCCGCTGATTCTCCTGCGCCACCTGCCGCTCGCTGCTCGACGCCGGCCGGATGCGACCGCGCACGATGCCGATAGACACATAACTGGTCAGCCACCCGCCCTGGCCGTCGCTCATCTTCTCCTGCCGTGAGATCACAAACCAGTTGTTCAGCAGCGACTCAAAAACAGCGTCACTCATAGCGCCACGTATCGGTATCGGTTCAAAATATCCTTCTCGCTCAGCAGCAGCATCCGCGCCGCGCTGGCGCCCATGATGCCCTCGCCTGCCCCGCCGCCGGCTCCTGTCCCCAACGAAATGGAATAATCTCCCAGCGACATGGCAGTGACGCCGGAAACAGCTCCCACCGCCGCCGCCGCCAGCCCCGCCTGGTACACCCTCGATGCTGCCCGCGTGCACACGCCAGCCACATCGTCCGGGATCGTCGCATATCCGTGTGTGTAGGTGACCGTGACAATCTGAATGCCCGTCGCCCACACGTCGTCCACGCGATGCAGGATGCCATGCTGACCGAGCTTATAATCGTCCGTGACGACCAGCGTCTCCCCATCCTCGACCACGCTGGCTACGCTGATCACCGGGACCTGTGGCAAAAATATCTTGGTCCCGCCCGCGCAGTCCAGCGTGATCACCTCGCCCGCCACCCGCTCGATCACCTGGTGGCAATAGTTTTTGATCGTCTCCGTCGCCTCAGCGATCGCGCGCAGCGCCGAAGCGTTTTTTACCGGGTCCGTATTGAGCGTGACCTGCAAGAAATTTTCAATATCCGTCACAGAGCAAAAGCCCATCATGCCCCCTTGTTGACTGCCGGCCGGCGCATCTTATTCCGCTTGGATTGCTGCGCTTTACGCTCAACGCTCTCCGCTCCACGCTCCTCTTCCTTCCACAGCCCCAGCCGGATCACCTCGCTCTTCCGCATCTTCTGCTTTGCCCCGGGCCTCCCCGGCACATCCACCAGCACCAGCTCGCCCGTCTGCTCGGCGACGACGTTCCACGATTTGGGATTGCCGATGATGCCGCTGATCTGCTCGACTTTATCGGTTCCTCCTCCGACCTTGTCATCTACCATGCCGCCGACCTCCCGCCATCTGCTGATACTGCTCCAGTACCTTTTCCTTGTCGCGCGCATGGCACTGCACAAACCGCCCCGGCGCGATCTCCACTCGGATGAGCGGCTCGGCAAAATGCCTCTCCCGGCTGATCAGCATCGCCTTCTGATCGCTCCGCTCCCGCTGCGCCAGGTCCGCCAGCCATGATCTCGGCAGCGCGCAAAAGGTCGGCTTGACGATGTATAGCGCCCGCAGAAACGCCAGCCGCGCATCGCCGCCATCCGCGTATTCGGCCAGCCAGGTCGAGATGAGCGCTTCTCCCGCTTCGCTCTTCCTCACGAACAGCAGCTCGTGCGCGTACACCATCAGCCGCAGATCGTGCGTGACCGCCTGCGTCCGTTTCTGGTCCGCCGGCGTTCCGATCGTGCAGGCCGTCGCCCCATAGCGCCACAGCGGCGCCGCCGCGTCCCACCGCTCCAGGAATCCGAAGCCGGCGCCCACCAGGTCCCACGGCACGCACGTCCCGGCCGCCACGAACAGCGTCCGCTCCCACGGCAGCGTCCAATCCTGCGCCACAGTCACGGCCACGCTCAACTTTTTAGCCTTGCCGCATGCCACCGGGTCGTTGATTCGGACGACGAGTCCCATGTCCATGTCAGGGTCCTTTGCTCACACGCATGATCAGCGCGAATGACGTGCCTGCCTTGTTCAGTCGCGCTGGCCTGACGATCTTCCATTTCTGGATCGTGTAGAACTGGTAATCGCGTCCGTACTTGGTCGTCGGGTCGAACACGTCGCACGTCGTGAGGTCAAACTGCCAGTAGTGCGTCGGATCGCGGAATGCATTGTTGCTGTTCCAATAGGGCAGCTTCACATGCAGCAGGCCGCCCGGCCGCAGGATGCGCCAGCACTCGTTCACCGATTCGATCAGATTGATCCGCAAGTGCTCGAGCACCGCACACGCCACGATCATGTTGAACGAGTTATCCCCCCACGGCCAGGGCAAATCGTTCAAGTCCCAGGCTACGTCGATCTCTGGCCGGTGCTTGATCCGATCGTGCTGCACCGCGCCCTTGACCAGCTTGTTGCCGGCGCCGAGATTCAGAATATCCATCATCGGCCTCGTTCCCGCTCGTACCGTTTCACCGCCGCCCACGCCTCGGCGCTGTCGATCCGCCCCTGGATCGCGCCCTTCCACCGGCGCGCATCGCCCACATAGTGCATGATGCCCGCCGTCTCGATCCCGTGACAGTATTTGTCGAATGTGTTCCACTCGTTGCCCAGCCAAAATACCTTGAGCGGATCGCTGTACAGCGCCCGCAGCAGCGCCCCCTGGTCGCGCTGGGCGTGCTTCTCCCACTCCATCTGCCAGCGCGCGAAAAATGCCGCCACGCGCGGGTTGCGCGCGAATGCCCACACGCCCCCGTTGATTTGCAGCGTGTGCAGTGTGCTGACGGCGGTTTTGATCTCGGCCAGCTCCTGCGCGTTGTTGTGCCGCTTAAAGGCGTGCATCGTGTCCATTAAATGAGGATCTTTGCAGATGACGAATTCCCACCCGTCCTCGATCCACTGAAAATACTGATAGACCGGCGCGACGAGCTTCGTGTCCGCGTCCAGGTATAACACCGCTTTCCACTCCGCTGGCGTCAGCTCGTACGCCTTCAGCTTCGCCCGCCGCCCGCCGACGTCGCTGTCGGGATGCCGGACGAGAATATCCTCAAGTCCGATCTTGCTCGCCGCGCACAGCGCGATAGGAATGTCCGGCATGTGCGCCTTGACGCTCTTCATCAGCCGCACCGCACATTTCCGCGCCGGGTCGCCGAACGCCACGACGTAAATTCCCCGCGTGCTCTTCGTCCCCTGCTCCCGGGGTTGGCCAGGTTTGACCTTCACCTCGATCACCTCCATCGCCGGCACTGGCAAACTGAGCTCCTCCGAGATCCCCGCATCGAGCGGGTTGCCGAACGCCTGTTCGAATCCCCAGGCGTTCCCGGTGCACCAGTTCTCGATCGTGTACGCCTCGGTCGCCGCCCGCAGCGCCTCGCGGTCCGTAGAGACGTTGCGCGCAACGTCTCTGAGCGCCGCCTCGAGCGCCTTGACCAGGCCCGCCCCATCGCCGCACGGATAGCGATGGATCCCCGCCACAGCCGGCAGCTCGTCCAGGATGCCCACGTGCTGCGGGATCACCACCCGCACGCCGCAGGCCAGCGCCTCGAGCACTGGCATCGGCCCGCCTTCCACCCGGCTCGGGCACACCAGCACATCCAGCCCCTGGTAGAACTGTGGCATATCCTTCCAGTTGTAGCGCCTCGTCTCCACCGGCCACCCGCGCCCGCTGGCCGTCCACTCGACCGTCTGCCCGATCTTGGATCGCACCACGCCGTTGACCAGGTCGTCGCCCTTGCGATGATTCCGGTACGTGTACCCGCTAAAGCCCACCACGGCCCGTTTCCGTTTTGGTGACTCCGCGATCACGAATCGCTCCCGCTCCACCGGCAGCGCCGGCTGGATCGTCGGCCCGTACTTTCCAAGCGCGTCCGCATACAACCTGCACATCGCCACCCGCAGATTGACCCGCTTGGCCACCGCGTCGAACAGCTTCGCCTTGTCATTCCCCGGCGGTTCCTCCTCCCGGTGCGTGAACAGCGCCGCCACCGGAACGGTGGGCCATGTCGGGCAAACCTGCGACTCGAAATAGCCCATCAGGTAAATGATGTCCGCGTGCATGTCCGGCGCTGCGGTCAACGTCCAGCCGAGCCGGTCCGCCAGGTACCGCCCGAACCTCGGCAGTACCCGGTCCTCCTTCCAGTTTCGGCACACCACGTTGACCCGCAGCGCCATAGTTGTTCCCCTTACGTATTACGCCTTACGCCTTACGTATTACGCCAGCAGCACCTGGCAAAACGCGCTCGGCCGGATCAGCCCGAATGCCGCGCGCAGCTCCGCCAGGATCGCGATGATGTTGCGGATGAACCAGTCGTCGTGGCTGTCCGTCACGTAGATGGACGACTGTTCTCGGTCCCAGATCTTGGCCTTGCGCCAATCCGCCAGCAGCCCCGCGCCCGCCGGCAGCGACTGGCAGGTCACGACAGGCAGACCCCACAGCGTGCGCGGCCCCTGCCCGAACGGCCCTGCATAGTAATACCGGTTCACCAGGTCCTGTGTCAGCTCGATCCCTTCCCAATCCACCGGGTTGAATACCCAGCCCGTGGGATTCGCCCGCCCGGTGACCTGCACCGTCGTGATGGCGCGCCGGGTCGTCATAAAGACATCAGTGCCGAACGCCTGGATGAGAATGCCGGCCGTGTTCAGGATGCCGGTGAAATTCTCACCCACGCCGTTCCCATTCGTGACCTGGTTCTCCAGTTCCTCCTGCAGATCGTCCCGCAGGTCCTGGTCAATCAGCGCGCGGATCTGTCCGGCGTCGCTGAGCGCGCGCCGCGTCGCGCCCACGTACACGGCGATAGTCTTCACTGCCGCGTGCACCACCTCGAAGTTCATGCG